CCGGCCAGCCCCACCTCGCCGAATTCGTGAAACAAGCCAGCCGGGAGGCACGCAACTACGAAACCCACCGAAACCGAGAAAACCAATCCACCATCGGACTCGTCATCATGAAACAGCGCAACAAACCCTGGAGCGAAGCCTATGTGGTATCAACCCTCAACGAGCTCCTCCCACACCTCTGACACCTGCCGCCTCCTCGACACCCACCACATACGGTACAATCCGTCCAGAAACGAGCAACACATCCTCTGCCCGTTCCACGACGACCACCAGCCCTCCATGAGCATCAACCTCGACAAGGGCGTCTGGTACTGCCACACATGCGGCATCGGAGGCGGACTCCACAAACTGAAACAACAACTCGAAGAAAGAAACCCGAATGTACGACAGTATACGCCCATACAACATTGCGGAACGCCGCCGAATCCAGAAAGCCTCGGCCCTCTACGAAACCCACCTCGAAAACATACTCGACCTGCTCTCGGCAAGAGGCATCAGCGAAGAAACAGCCCGCTACCACCACCTTGGATACATCGACAATGACCCCATCCCAGGCCACGAAAACTACAACCAATGCATCACCATCCCCTACATGTACCCCGTCTGGGAAGGGCCAGCCGAAATACGAAAAATGCGTTTCCGCTGCTCACTCCAGCATGATTGCAAAACCCACAACCACCCCAAATACTTAACCCCCGCCGGGGACACAGGCTCCATCTACAACATGGCCGCCATGGCCAACCCGGCAGCCGAAATGCACATTTGCGAAGGCGAATTCGACTCCATGATCCTCGAACAATGCGGATGGTCGGCCGTCGCACTACCCGGAGCCACCTCGTGGCAAAACTTTTGGACCAAATTCTTCGAAGGCTACGACCACATCTACATCTGGTCCGACCCAGACAAAGCGGGCGATCAGATGGCCCAAACCATCCAAACCGCGCTCCCCCAAGCCATCCATGTGCCCCTCACTGTCGGGGATGTCACAGACACCTACCTGCAGGCCGGCAAAACAGGGTTGACACAAGCACTAGACACTGTGCTACAGTAAAACCTGTCAACAACACGAAACCAAGAAAGGCATAAAAACATCATGGATCCCCTCGACACGTGCCCCATCCCCAACCGGCGCAACACCAGCCAAACAGCCAGGAGGCGTATCCGCCTCGCCATCTGTGCAGAAAAATGGGCTGATGGTGAAGACCCCACCTACATCATGCACACCTGGGGCACCACATATGATGGGATGCGATCCATGATCCGCGCCAACCCCGACATTAAACTACCCGACGACATGGCCAAGCGTTTACACAAAGTATGCCGGGAAGCCTACCCCAAAAACCAGCCCAACAGGCACCGAAGCGGATGGAACCAATACGAGAAGGAATACTACACCCACGAAATACTCTTCCTGAACCAGTTCAACATTCCAGCAATGGAAATATTGGACCGGCTAGACGTGTCATGGACTATGTGGAAACAAATCATCACCGAAAACCATCTCACCCGGCTACAAGACGAAACCTACAATGCGTGCCACTGGTACTATTTGAAACAGCAACACCCCGACTGGACCGACCAGCAAATCACACAAGCACAACACGCCGGGAACAACACCTTCAACCAGTTCATGCAAGACGACCAGCCGGTGCTATCGTGAGTATCTCGTTCAAACCCACCACCAAAGACAAACACGCCATACGCAACATCATTGTTGAAGAATGGCTTAACGAAAACCAAGCACGAGACATTCCCGATAGTGTACTACAGCACATTATAGAATACTGCTGGAACATCTTCACAGCCAGCAACCGCTACGCCGTGGCGGCACAATACTGGAAAGGGCCACACCAGCCAGACAACGAGCATCAGCGCATACTAGTCGGCTACTACAAAACCGCTAAACAAGCCGAAAACGCGGCCAAACAATTCCACTGGAACACCCGGATGCAACAACAATGGAAAACATGGATACTACCCGTACACAACGGCACCGTGTCCGAGCATTTCACCAACCAGAAAACACTCTTCGACACACAAACCAGCAACCAGAGTGACGGCGCACTACCAGAACATCTACAAAACGTCATGTGCGGTAAAACACTCAACCACACAGACGGAACCGTATCGTGGTGCACCCGCAAACCAGGACACGACGGCGACTGCCGCACAGGATGGCAGCCCACCACACAACCACTAGGACATCATGGCAACCAAAACTGAAACCCTCATCCAACGCTACGGCAACAAGGCTGCAGACGTGCTCGCCGACAGGTCCATCCCCGCCTCATGGCTAGCACAACAACTCACCCAAGCCGGATACCCCATCTCCGCCACCGTTATCAAAGACTACCGCCGCAAACAAGCCAACACCCCACAAACAGAAGAGGATACCCAGTGATAGACAACATAGACCGGCTACTCACACAACTAGCCAACCACGACAACGCCATCGACGACAATCTAGCCAATGGTACTGTACGCCGCACACGCATCTCCGAATGGACACTCCCCAACGGAGAAACAGGCCGATCCGTACAAAAAATCATCGACCACCAACCCGCAACAAACCCCTACCCTGTGGACGAACTCGTCGACAAGCTAGCCGAATGGACACCCCCAAAACCCGAACAAGACACCCGCACCGACTACAGCACCGCGGCCTTCGTCATCGGGGCAGGAGACTTCCAAATCGGCAAAGGCATCCCCGGCGGAGAAACATCACACTTCGCCGACGACTACCTACACACCCTCACATCAGCTAAACACTACTGGCAACAAGCAGGCAAACCCGAGCGAGTCCACATCGCATTCCTCGGCGACATGATCGAAGGATACGTGTCACAAGGCGGCAACAACGCCTGGCGCACACAAACCCCCTTGACGGAACAAATCAGGCTCACCCGCATGGCCATGATGCAACTCGTCCACCAATTCGACCACTGCAAAAATGTGACCATCACATCCATCCCCGGCAACCACGGAGAAGCCGTACGCTTCGGAAAAGGAGTCACCACCTACGACGACTCCTTCGACGTAGACTGCTGCCGCGCCATCGCAGAAGCCTACCAACTCACCAACAACTACCCCAACCTACACTTTTATTTCCCTAGCCGAGACGAAATGACCACCACCGTAGACGTGGCAGGCACACGGATACTGCACGCCCACGGCCACCAATGGCGCACCGGCAAACACTATGATTGGTGGCGCGGACAAGAATTCCACAACGGCACCACATCTCATATTCTCATGGCAGGGCACCGGCACCACCTCGAAATCTCCGAACAAGGACAACGCACCTTCATCCAATGCCCATCCATGGAAGGCGAATCCACATGGTACCGGCACAAGACGGGCACCACCGGAAATCCCGGACTCGTGTGCTACACTATCAACAACAAAACACCAAACAACTACCAGATAGCCAGATGAAAGAGATGCCATGAGCCGACGACCAACAAAAGCAGACCTGGCCACCACCGCATCGTGGGTGTGGGCCACAGACCATCATCTACGCACACTCAACCGGGCATGCACCAAAACAGCCGCACACTACCCCGCAATCAGTGCAGACGACCTATACCAAGACTCCCTGCTATATATTGCGGTGCGGGAACAATACCACAACCTCGACAACAAACACTACACCAAAATGTGCTACAGGGTAGCCAAACGTTTAGCCAACAAAACCACACAACATTTAGACCAGCCGAAACCCTTACCCGACATCATTCATCTAGCCGACAACCAAACCAGCAACTAAAAGGGGAGAACACACACCATGGTTAAAACCACCATCGACGACGGAACCCAAACCACCGTGCTCCAAACCGTAGGCACCACCACCACAGCCATCATCACCGACACCGAAAACCCCGAAACCATCACCGCCAAATACACCATCAGTAAAGACGGCACAGCCACCTACAGTATCAGCGGAAACACCTATTTGGGAGACCACCAACACATTATTAAACTCATGTACGACTACTGCCACTGCGTCGGACGATTCGACACCACCACCAGCAACGACCTGTTCAAGGGGTGACACATGAACCGAACCTACACCACCGCCGACATCATCCAAGCCGCCCAATGGATCTGGAACGGCGGCCCATGGAAACCCTCCGTGGAGCCGGGCATGCCACCCCCACCAACCGCGCCACAACACCACGGCAACAACATTGCCACCATGATCGATCTACAGCTAGCCATCGACGACTACACCCTCACCTGTGAACCCTCCAAACAGAGGAAACATTTAGCTAGATTGGCAGCATTCCGGGAAGTATACGGATACGACCAAACCTACGCCACAGCCGCCCAACGACTCGGAGTGACAAGGCAGACTGTGAAACAGTGGGCAGACCAAACACTGATGACGTTAACCGAGTACGCAAACAGCACATACTACATGCCAGACGATAACGAAGGAATGGCATAAAAACCATGGACAACACACACAACATCACCTACACCACCCTCAACACAGCGATACACCGTATCGTCCAACAACAGCCCACCAACATGCAACAACTACAAAACATTGTTAACAGTGTCGAAAACCAGTACGGTGTACCCATCTCCCTCGACAACGTGAACCTTACCGTCAACAATGTCAGCCTCGACGATCTCGCTATCGACCAAGACACGCTAGACGAGTGCAGCGAAATCCTGTGGCTATGCGACAGTGCAGGACACCCCACAAGCAACAGCAACGCCAGTGGCATTCCAGACGACACACGGGCAAGCCCGGAAGCACTAGACTGGCTCGCCGGAATCGCATACCAGGCAAAACTATTACAGGCGGCAGCCGACGAGATCATGTGGGCTATCATCCGCCACCGCGACAACCACAAAAACGTTATCGGCCGGAACGTTCTCGACCAGGCCAGCGAAACCATCTCCACCTGCCTCCATCTGTATCAGATGCTCGAAGACACCATCGACAGCAACGAATCATAAAATACTATAGACACAAAAATAGTGCCCCAGCAGCAACCACCACACAATCGAGGCAGCACCGCTGGGGCACACATCTATATTCACTTATGCAACAGTAGACTCTACCGTGCCAACCTCCGACTCGGCAGCCCGCTTCGGCTCATAGCCGCCAAAACCAGCATCATCTACAGGCTCGATCATGCCAGGATCCCACACATCAACCATATGCGGCTCAACCAAACCCGCATCCACCTGAGGCTTGCTTGGCTTGCCGGCCACAAACGACGGGCTACCAAACGAGGTAGCCACCGACAGGACAGCAGCAACCCCGGCCGTAATCAGGGCAGACTCCCACGGCAAACCACGAAACGACTCCGCAGTATACGTGACACCAGCCGTCACCCCCAACACAGCCACAAACGTTTGAACAAAAGTCTTTAACGCCCGCTCCAGCAGACCTAACCAAAACTGTTTACCCACAACAAACCACCATCACTTTTTCACATAGTTGACAGCAGACTCGAGCCTGTCAATACGGCTACGACACTCCAGCACGTAATACCAGACACTCCACAAAGCATCCTTAGTGCGCCACAGCTTCCCGGTCACAGGATTCTTCACCCACGACAAGGCCTCGACACGTTTACCCAAATCACCATTCTGAACCTGAACCACACCAACATCGTGGTGCAGCTGGTTCACCGACTGGGCCACCTGTGCCGACAACTGTTTAATCTGATTATGTAACGCTTTCACATCAGCCATACTCAACTCCTCACTACTGGAACCGCCGCCGTGGCCATTCACCACAGCCATAAATTTGTCCCACGGAAACCACGGCCCCGGATCGTCATGATCCGACTGATGCCACGCATCCGTCACATCCACATGCCCGCACACACCACGTTTACCGGCCTTCAAATCGGCCACAGACAGTTTCCTTTTCGGAACACCATGCCTGTCACACAACTGCCGGCACAGGATGGCGGCCCTCTCCACCGCGGGCCACACCTGCGGATCAAGCCACTGCTCCCGAGTGTAAGCATGGCCTGGCACACGGAACGAGGCGTGCGAACCACCATCCGCGCAAATCTCTATACCCAAAGAATGCGGATTAGGCGGGGCATGCCAACCAATCGTAGACTCCGACAAGCACTGCACCGTCTCCCCAACATCACACACATAATGCGCCGAACCGCCAGACGATGGGGAAGCGAAATAGTTTGCCGTGGACACCGCCCGACCCGCACGGGACGCGGACGGAAACCCCACATCCGGGCATGTCGCGTGAATCACAACCCTGTTCACCGGACTATTAGAACCGCTTGAGTGGTGCGCCGCTGGAATGTATCTCACCACACACCACCACCAAACACAATCAACATGAGTAACACCCTTCCCTCTTCTTGTTCACCTATGGGATGATACGGTAACCACAGGTGATGGTTTCACCCTCTCGCAGGCCGCAGAACCCGACACGGTAGAGGCTGTACCGTCACTATATTTCACAACCAGGCGGCCCCCGGAACAGTACATCGATATCACCGAGCGGCCATCGGCACCATCCTTACCATCCTTACCATCAGATCCATTCGTGCCATCGGCACCAGCGGGGCCACGCTCACCCCGTTCACCCTGCGCGCCAGGGGGGCCGGCAGGACCCGAAGGGCCCACATCGCCGCGGCCACCATCCTTACCATCCTTACCATCAGATCCATTCGTGCCATCGGCACCAGCGGGGCCTGCACGGCCCGAAACACCATCCTTGCCGTCACTGCCGGGCAGCCCGTCAGGACCCTTCACACCATTCAAACCAGGGGAACCCTGCGGACCAACAGGGCCCACAACACCCGACGAACCGTCAACACCAGCCGGCCCCTGCGGGCCTTGCGGACCGCGCTCACCGGCGGGACCAGGCACACCCTGCACACTCCGCTCAACACGCTGAGCATCCACACACAAACCAGACTGGTGAAGCCGCACCGACTCCCGTCCACCAGAAGCACACACCTGCCGCACACGGGCAGCCAAACCCTTAGCGGCTGTACCATTAGACTGGGCTTTAGCCTGCTCCGAATCCCTTTGCGAAGCCACAGAACCATACCGCAAAGCACCCCCGGCAACCACCGCCAACAGGACAAGCGACAGGAACAACAGTATCAGGGAAGCCGTCTCAAACGAGCGGCGCTGCCGCTTCTCCTCCTCCAACTCCCTCACAATTCACCCCCCACCACCATCAACAGTATCCTTCAAAAACTCGGGTAAATCAGGCATCTTCACCGGCTCAACATCATCAGGCAGATTCGCGTTATAGCGGTGAACAATATGGCGAATATTCCACGTGTACTCTTCCATCGCATCAACCTGCGCAGACAACTGCCTAAGCCTCTTCTTCGACCTGTACGTAGCCGCCTGAATAGAACCAAGAACAGTAGCGATAGCGGTACAAAGAGAGGCCACAAGCGTAGGTGTAAACCATGACACTACAGCCCCCTACCACTACAACCACCACAACACGTCACATATACGCAAGCCGTACATTACACGCCGACAGCAATCCAGTTAGCCGCCGCAGGCACACCATTCGGCTTAGACCCGTCATTCGTAATAAACGCCAAACTAAAATCCTTGGCAGTCACATTGTAGGCTTTCACATCAATCTGGGTCGTGCCCCCAGCCGCCGTAGCCATAGACGCCACCACGATAGGCGGGCTACTAAACGGCCGGGCAAACGGGATCGTGTAAGCATACACAGCAGACCCGCCAAACTGGGTCTGCTTAGAACCCGTCTCAATCCGCGGGGACAGGAGCATCCACTCGTTAGCATGGTTAGCCCACACAGCCCCCGAAGGCATCATCACA